TACGGAGGAAGGCATGACCCACCATGAAGCAACAGCAATCCTTGATCGAGCCAGAGAAGGTCAACAATTTAGCTCGTTTGTCATCCTCAGAGCGCTTGAGCTTACGGGAGACTATGAGGGAGATGGAAGCCAAGGAATGGATCAATCGTTTCCAGATCAAAAGGCAAACGCAGGGGCTAGGCAACGCCAAAGTCTGGTGGGAGGAAACCCTTGATGACATCGCAAAGAAGCGTGGCAAGCCTGCCGCTGAAGACCTACGCCAAAGAATGAACAGGATAAAGAATGAGGTACGCCGCCCGTGTTGACGCAAATCAAGATCAAATTGTCAGTGCTCTTCGTGCCGCTGGCGCAGTGGTGTGGATTATTGGCCTACCTGTGGATTTGCTTGTGGGATTTAAAAACCATACTTTCCTTGTAGAGATCAAAACCACATCTAAAAAGAAATTAACAAAGCTACAAGCTGACTTTTTTGAGAATTGGGCTGGAGGTACGCTTTGCCGCATTGACAGCCCAGAAGCCGCATTACGCATGATTGGAGTTTTAAAATGTTTAGAGAAGTAACAGAGGCTGTACTAGCCTTTTTGACAATTGCCGCATTGATGGTGGTCGCCACCTTCACGATCATATGGTTTGAAATGGGAGGTTATCTATGACAGACAAACTCAAGGTGATATTTGCTGAGGGTTGCTTTGACGACTTTGATGGCACTCAGGAGGAGTTAGCTGAGTTCATCGCTGACATACAGAACATGGCAAACAATGGAACCCTCATGCATGGCGCTGTAGAACTCAGGGAAGACGAGTCCGAGGCGCTACACAATTTACTCAAATCAAGGGAGATCAGGCAATGAAACAAAATGTATTTTTTAAACTGGCAATTGAAGCTGGTTTAGCTGTAGAAATTGAACCAAACAAATTCAAACTTTCTCAACATGAAGAGCTTTTAAAGTTTGCAAATCTAGTTCAGCAACTAGAGATAGAAGAGATCAAGACACTTGCTAAAAACAGAATTTTGACTGATGGCAACAAGTCTGAGTTACGAGGTTATGCACTTGCCAGAGATCAAATTGTGGCTGACATTGATAAATTCAGGGGTCAAGCATGATCAGATATGAAAACTACGACGAAGCAATCATTGGCCCTGCCATGGTCTGGCGCGACCTTAGTCAAGTCAATGTGCTGGTCTATGACGCTGAGAAGATCAGGAAGATTTTGATGCGTGATGGCATAACCGCTGAAGAAGCCCGCGAACACATTGAACTTAATATCGAGGGTGGCTACTTAGGTGCTGACACGCCAGTGCTTGTGTGGCCTCAAGACGAGTGGGATGAAGAATTGGAGCGCAGATGATTGACGACGACGACATTCAGGAATATGTGCGCCCTTGGAAGGGGCTGACGGATGAAGAAATTAAGTCGTTAGCAAAACCGCTTGACGATACAGAAATTCTTATGACAGGAAGAATGTGGATATTTGTTGGTAATTTGATGGACAGGCTCAAGGAGAAAAACACATGAGTGAACTAAACATTTGGGAAAAAGCCATGGGCTGGCGCAAAAGACAAATGGTTGAGGCTCAGGTCGATGCTAAACGCAATATCCGCAACGAAGCCATTGAAGAAGTCGCAAAAGAAATAGAAAAAATGACTGTGTTTGGAAAAGACACATTAGACAGTTTTACTATAGTTATTAGAAATTTGAAAACAAAAGAATGAACGAGAAGCAACCACTACACAAGCTCAGGCTGTGCTCTAAGTGTGAAGAGAAGCGCCCACCAGAAGGGGGTGTAGAAATGTCCCCACGCAAATGGATATGTCAGTCATGTTGGCACAAAAGAGATCGCAAATGAATCCAGAAGACAAAGCAGAATCAATCAGGCAGAAGTCACCCCTCTATGGTGCGGCCTACGGTCAAAGGGTGTACCTCGAAGAGTTTCGCAAGTCCCTGAAGGCTTTGCTCATGAAAGACGCACTCGCCATGGGTATCGAGGCGGCAAACGCTCAGGAGAGAGAAGCCTACGCTGACCCACAGTACAAGGAACTCCTGAAGGGATTAGCTGTTGCGACCGAGAACGAAATCACTCTCAAATGGCAGATCGAGGCTGACCGCTTGGACATAGAAATATGGCGAACAAGGCAGGCAAACGAGCGCATGCAAGTGAAAGCCCACGAATGAAATGTCCAGAATGTGGCGCATGGACAACCGTCAAGGACACCAGAACGCAGGCAAACAACACCAAACGCAGGAGAATCGAATGCGCAAACATGCACAGGTTTTCCACACTGGAGACAATCATTGTTCCAAAAGCACAAATACATAAGAAGCAAAAAGCTCCTCCAGCTAGTAAGTGAACTCGACTGCCAAATGTGTGGAAGAGGGGGTGGTTGCCAAGCCGCTCACACAAATTGGGGTGGGCACAAAGGCAGGGGCGTGAAGGCTGACGACAACTTAGTTGCGGCGCTGTGTCAAATGTGCCACCACGAAATTGATCAGGGTGCTAAACTATCGAGACAGGAACGCCAAGAAATGTGGCAATCCGCACACGATAAGACTGTCTCATCGCTTGTGGACTCGGGTAGATGGCCTCCAGATGTACCCATACCAAAAGGATAACTTTATGACTACCGCTTTAGAAAAACCGAAACAAGAAAAGAAACTTGGGAAAGGTGGCGCTCGAGCAGGCGCAGGAAGACCCCAATTCGTGCCTACAGTCGCTGAACGACAGCTAGTGGCTACCCTATCAGGCAGAGGTCTTCCGCAAGACCAGATAGCGATCCTAGTGCGGACTGGCATACACATCGATACGCTCAGAACGCACTTCCACAAAGAACTACTTGGTGGGAAGGCAAACGCTAACTCCAAGATTGGTGGGGCGCTTTTTGACAAAGCGTTAGATGGTGATACCACTGCAATGATCTGGTGGACAAAAAGCCAGATGCGTTGGGCTGAGACACAAAAGCTCGAGCACTCAGGGGTTGATGGCGCTCCGATCACAATTGCGGCTGTCAACCTCAAAGGGTTGAACGACCAAGAACTTGAGCAGATGCAATTACTCCTACAGAAGACGGTGACCGAAGAATGAACCCTGAACAACTACCACCAATGCCAGAGCCTGATGGTTCTGGATACACAACAGAGCAGATGTACAGCTACGCCATGGTTTGCATTAAGGATGCCATGACAAAGGTTGCGCCCCTTATGTCAGATGCTCTGGAGAGCAGTGCTGAGAAGGGTGCAAAGATCGAGCGTGGTGCTTGCGCTGTGCTGTGCTCAGAACTAGCCACACAATGGCAGGCTATGGGCAAGATGGAGGGCGTTAACCAAGAGAGGGTTAGAAGCTCGATAGAGGTTGCACAGCTACTGGAGTCCGCGATCAGGAAAAGGGGCGAGTGAGGTGAACGCTCCTATGTCACCAGCGGTGATGCTGGAGTTGGTCACCAAGGAGAAGCTCAGGCGCAAAGCGTCAGCGAGTCTGTATGAGTTTGTGAAGCAGAGTTGGCATGTGGTGGAGCCCGGTATCCCCTTCGTCCCAAGCTGGCACATCGAACAAATCTGCGAACACCTCGAAGCAGTCAGCGCTGGCGAGATCACACGCCTGCTGATCAACATTCCCCCAAGGCACTCCAAGTCGACCATCGTGTCCGTGATGTGGCCCATGTGGGAGTGGCTCACCACGCCACAGCAGAAGTTCCTCTGCGCCAGCTACTCAGGCAACCTGTCAATCAGGGACAACTTGAAGGCTCGTCGTCTAATCCAGTCCCCTTGGTATCAAGACCGCTGGGGGCACATGTTCGAGCTTGCAGGCGACCAGAACGCCAAGCAAAGGTTCGAGAACGACAAGACTGGATACCGCCTTGCTACCTCTGTTGGTGGTACAGCTACTGGTGAGGGTGGCTCACGCCTGATCCTTGACGACCCCCATGGTGCTCAGGACGCGCAGTCTGATGCCATGCGAGAGTCAGCCCTCGAGTGGTTTGACATGGTCTGGTCTACGCGACTGAACAACCCTAAGTCAGATGCCATGGTCACCATCATGCAACGCCTGCACGAGAGGGACATCTCTGGTCACATCATCGAGGACATCAAGGGGTGGGAGCACATCTGTATCCCTGCTGAGTGGGATGGGATCAAACGCAAGACGGTGCTAGGCAACTATGACCCACGCAACAAGATGGGCGAATTGATCTGCCCTGACCGCTTTGGTGAGGCAGAGGTAACTAAGCTCAAGCAACTGCTAGGGGTGTACGGAACCAGTGGACAGCTACAGCAGAATCCAAGCCCTATCGAGGGTGGTATCCTGAAGACCAAGAACTTCCAGTTGTGGCCT